CTTTGCCCTGTGGCAACATTAATACCAATTCCAGGCTCATACCATTTTTTTCTTTTAACTTCTTTTAAACCGTGGGGTACGTCACTCCCTTTTTTATATCCTGCTCTTCCGCCTTTAGCGAAAGGTGTTCTTGATGTTGAATCGTAATTAGGCATTATGTTCCTTTTATATAATTATCGTTACTTATTGTCTACTATTTTTTACCACCGTTTCTAAATATTTGTGTACCCTTTATTCCAAAAACGCTGGCTACTACCAAAATCCACAAATTTGTAAACCATTTTGGCAAATTCGAAAAATGCTCAAAAAAGATGTTTATCTTCTCCATAGCGGCCGGATCGTTCGACCAAACCCCATATGCGAGCACAATTATGGGCAACGTTAATATCGCCAAAACTATTTCGTCCTTATAATCGTTATCTCGCGATTCTAAAAGTTTGCCCTGGTAAGTTTCTTCACCCCGGGCCATCTTAACAGCGTGCATATGCTGTGCATCCGCCATGGCCATTTTTGTCTCTTGACGCTTTTTGTAAATATGAGTTCCAGCGTTAAGAGCCATCTTTGCTAATCCAAACCACATATTATGTCCAAGTTACGGGTTTTTGTTGACGAGCAAACAGTTTTTTCATGGACTGTTTATCTTTTATGTCACCACTTTTTGGAACCGGTTTATTGTTTCTATTTACATCCGGTGTAGCAATCGTTTTTGCTTTTCCTGCTGTTGGTGCGTATCCTACTCCTCTTGTCATTATGCCTCCTTTGTTTTTTTGTTCTTTTTTTTCTTCTTAACTATCTTACTACCATATTCATCGGTCCATTTGCGAGCAATCTTTGGTTCTTTAGCCCAAAGATATTTTCGTTGTTCTTCAGATTTAAAAGGCATTATTTACTTCTCGGTTTCATCCGAGCAAGTTCTTTTCGAGCCTGATTTGCCATTTCTTGTTTCTCTAAAGACGTTTCTGCTCTCAATTCAGCCAATTCTTCGTTCTGTTCTATCTTTTCTTGTTGCGTACTTTGATTCATCATCGCTTTCATACGTTCTAAGCTTAGACGATCTTGACTCTCTTGAGCTTTTCTGTGATCATCCATCGCTTTAAGGTCTAATTCTCTTGATCTAAGTCTAGCAATTGGGTCACTATCAAATTGAGAGATAATTTTCTTCTCTTCAACCATAAATTCTTCCATCATTTCAGCAATGAGTTTAGCTTTTCTCGATTCAATTTGCAACATCACTTGTTGCATTTGTTGTTGAGCCTTTGGATCTTGCATCATTTGAGGATTTTGCTGCATTAATTGCATTTGTTGTAATTGTTCTGGAAATTCTATTTCAACTTGTTCATTTGCCATTAAGGAAATGTGTTCAAAAATATTTTTTTCCAAACTTCCAATGATTGATGGATTATTTTTTGCCATCGTTGTCGACATAAAATTCAAATGCGATGTAATATGAGCTCTATGGTCTTGTCCCTTAAAGGCTTGATACGGTTTTCCTGATAAAGCGTCAATATGCTCTAAGGCAGGATCTTTGGGTTGTGGCGGAGGCGGCGGTGGTAAAATTTGATCAATATTTTTTACCCCTAAAGCCTGATACATGTCCCGATAGGCCTTGTATAAATTGTGAAGCCCTGGATTGGATTGTGCTAATTGTAATTCTGTTTGTGCAATAGAAATTCTTTGCGTTTGTGAAAATATATTAGGATCCGCTACAGGAATGATATCGACTCTATCGTCAAAATCAGTCTGTTTGATTTGTTTTTGTCCTCCTACGACATCGTAAGGATAGACCGGTGGTAAATACGTTTTAAAAATTTTTGCTAAAAGCTGAAACTCAACTTTCAAAGCTGCATACAGTCTTTTATGAATAGACGACATCACCCTTGATCCTCTTTCGAGTAAAGCCACGGTTGTTCCAACCGCCGCCTGCTGATTACCGTCGCCCACCTGCATATCGGCAATCGATGCAAATCGCTGTCCAGAAGACACTACTATTGTTAAAAGTTGGAGTAAAGTTTGCGAAGGTTCCTTAAACGGAAGCATCATAAATGCATCTTTTAAGTTTCCTCCTGGTGCATCGACATCCCTGAATTCGCCTGGCTGTATAGCTTGGGCTTCATCTCTCATCTTAATGCCGCGCATTTTAAATCCTGCGGGTAGATTGGAGAGCGTACCCGCATCTAATAATTGACGAAGAGCAGACGTTGCCGTTCTGCTTAATCCACCAATCATATGTATCAGGCCAAAGCCATAGAAGCCAAGTCCTGGTAGAAATTTGAAATGAACGAAGTATTGAATTTTTTTCTTGTTCTGATCGCCAGGGTCGAAGTTTCTTCGAATCGATAAAACTTTTCTTGTACCTTCTTCAATCGTTACAATGTAAGGCAGCTTAATGCCTGTCGGTTCGCCTGTTTCCCCTGTTTCTTCAAATCCGTCCAAGTCCAGATTAACATGGCATTCCACCAAAGTGAAAACCTCTTCGTTTTTCCCTTTGCTGACTCCTTCAAGTTTTCGTTCCTTTTGTTGCAGTTCTGATTCTTGAAAAAATCCAGCTTGTAGTTCAATGTCTCGATAAAATCCTCCGACCTGTTGTTTTCTTAAATCATTTTCAGTCATACGAACCATATGAATAAGCGATTCGCAATCGTCTAAAGACGTTGCTGTATAAGGTACTACTAAATCATCAGCAGGAACAAACTTGGATACTGCTCTTTGCATAATGTCATCATAATAAACTTTTTTAAATGCTGAGCCTGCAAGAGGTAAATAAAATAACATTTGATCAAATTCTGCTTCGTATTCTTTCATTTGATCCATGATTTGCCAGTTCATGTAATCTTTAACACGCCCTGCTTGTTGTTCTTTGGGTGGCGTTGGCATTCCAATAATTTGTGTTCTTACCGGTCCGCCTGAAGGAAGTAATTCCTTGTAAGCGAGTGATTGAAACTGTGTTACCGCTTCAGCAAGCACGGGGTGCGTTGCACCCGATGCTCCTTTAAAAGGTTCGGTTCGATCGTCGTATTTAAATCCTAAAAGATCTAAACCTGAGGTATACGCTCGTTCCCAGTCTTTTCTTGATGTCTTGTAATCGGTATAATTATTATAAAGTTCACTGCCTAGCGGATCTAAAACATCATCCGGAAGGAGTTCTGCTAAATTAGAAAAATGACCTTGATCCGGTCCCACTTGTAAATTTTCAGGACCAAAATTAACGTCTACACTTCCATCTTCATTAGGTTGCAACTCTGTCGGCTGTTTCATTTGATCAGCCATTTGAACTTGCTGTTCCTGTGCAATCTTTTGTTGACTAGGTAGTTTTACGTCTTGTGTTACGTTGGGCAACACTTTGTCTATTTCTGCCATTTAAATTCTCCCTTACTGTCTTAACAGTATTATATTGTATATTCAAGCCTTGTGGTACCGGTCCACTTTTTGGGGGTACTGTCGTTGTTAATTTGCCGAAACTGGATCTGCTTAAGGTCATGTTAAATCATCTATACCTGGAAGGTAGTTGTCATAATCTACCGAGCCACCAGATGCTTTATTCGTTTTTGTCCTTTCCAAAACTAACTTATCATATTCCTTAGGAAGATTCTGTCCTTTCCAATCACCATGTGTATCGTATCCTTTAGGGTCGAAAACACCTTCTGCTTTACCTTGCTCCAGTATGTCATCTATGGACTGAGGATCCTCAAAAGGCCCACGCTTATTTTCTATATAGTCTATTTGTTCCATAGTGTCTTCTTGAAGCTTTGTTTGATATTTCTGATTCTTCTTAGCTGTTACTTTATCTCTATGAGTTAATTTCTTCTTCCCAAACTCTTTAAGTTTACTGGTATCGGTTACCAGATCATCAACCTTATTAACTTCATTAACACCACTCCACTCAATATCTCCATCCCAGTTCACCACTTCAGGTTCTGTTTCTGACGCTGAGAATTCTGATTTTGTTTTTTACCTCTGTGTTTACCTGATGTAATTTCTTCAGGAGCTTTATATTCTAGATGAACAGGATCATACGAAACGTTATCTGCATATTCCACTCTAACATTCCCGGTATCTAAATTTCGATAAACTGTGACTTCTTCTCCTCCCTTAATTTTTTGAGTATGAACCATTTCCCGTTCAACCGTTCCCAACTTCTTGGTAACATCATCTCCTTGTTTAAT